CAAACGACTTAGTAAGACGTTTACCCAATACGGGTATAAAACGTCCTGGTCGTTGTCTGTGACCGTCGTTTACATAGGATGCATAGGAAGCCGTATTCTGTACCTTAACGGTACTATCGTTAATACGTTCAGCATCCCACGATCGTCTCATGTGTTCCGAATCTGAACGGTATTTACCGTCTGGCGATATCGCTATCGCTCCGACTGGTGTATTCGCTATAGCTTCGGCTAAATAATGTTGTGCTAAGTTATCGGTGATTTTCTCGTTTAGTGAAGATATATTATTCTGAAGCTCGTTTGTCTTCTTTAATAATTCTTCGAATCCCGAGAGGTCGACTGTAACGTTAGCCATTATGTTTACTCTTGAGCGTTAACTGGATCTCTTGATGTGTGTCGTATAACGCTACTTGTGAGGAAGCTGTATAAGCGAAATGTCGGTTATTTCTGATTATCTCGATATCGGTACCTGGCTTAATCTCGAGATCGGGCGAAATGAATAAGACTACAGTTTGAGAAGCCGATGGTAGCTTATTAACGATATCGTTAGTCTGAAGAGTCTTAAATGAAACTCGACAAGGGTAACTGATTGCTTCGAGTTCGCCGTTCTTAATTATGCCAGTGATAGGATCTTGTATGGCTTTCTTCTGTTCAGTAAGAATACATGTATCTTGATAAAGACGCTCGAAATGTTGACGAGCTACCATTTTAATTTTCGATAACATGTGATGTCTGTACCTTCTAAGGAAGTCCATTTAGTAATGAGAGAAGTTAAATAATGTAAGGTATTATCGCCGTCGAATTCGATTTCCATATCGCCTTCTTTTAACCGTTTAATAGGTTGTAAGTCGGCTTCTTTAAGAATGATATCTTTATGATGATCGATAAACCTTGCGGCTACTCTTTTATCGAGCAGTCCAGAGAGTTCGGAAGGCAACTCTTCTTGATTAAGAATGTTAAGAAGGAATTGCCGTTCCGTATCATAGATGTATTGAAGAACGTTGTCGTATTCCGGAGTCACGTTAAAATGTGTCGTGAAGCGAATAAGTTCTTTTATGTTATCCATGATTATTTAACCCTTATTATTTTTTGAAAGTTGCTTTTACTACTTTAGATTCGTTAGTCAAACCTACAGCATAATGTGCAGATACTACTACGTCAGTAGACAATGCTTTTGCATGACGTTCAGTTTCGAGCATAGCTTCAGCTTTAGTGTAGATAGTTACTGCTGGAAGAGCTGGAGTACCATCTTCTACTTCTGGAGACAAGCATACGATATAGTTTTCGATAGTAGCTTTAGAGTCATCGATACGACGAGAAGCAACTACACGACAGCCAGCGATCATACCGATTTCACCGTTCATCATTACGTCGGCATTATATTTATTGCGATCGATGAAGTTAGGGTCTAGACGAAGAGTTGTTACTTGGGAAGGAGCTACGAAAAGGACTTTTTCAGTATTGCCTTCTTCATTCAATTTATCGACAGCAGATACAACGCCTTCATAAGAGATAGCTTTAGCGGAAGTAGCTGCCAAAGTAGTAGTAGCTAGAGCTGCCAATACATCGTTATCCATTTTATCAGCGATAGACAAAGATAATTGATGAGTAGCTTGACCGACAGGGTCACCCAAACCAGAGTTAACTGCTTTATCAGTCAATGTAATAGCTTTACCAGCTGTTTTAATTTGTACTGTTTTAGTGGAAGCAGTCATAGTAGTAGTCGTTACTTCTGCACCTTCTGCAACATCTTCAGCTGCACCGATGTACGCCCAAACCGGAATTGTGATAGTGTCACCAGGAACACCTTTAAGGTCTTCGTTTACTTGTGCGAATTGTGTAAATTTTAATGCTTTAGGCAAGCCAGCAGATACCATATCTTGCATAACTTGTGGATTAATAATATTAGCGAGTTTTGTTTCGTTAGCCATTGTTAGATGGTCTCCTTGTTGTTAATTAGTTAGATAATTCAGTGTAAAGGGCCGGATCGCTTTCTTGGAGTGCTACTCTATCCTTGTAAGACATTTTGTTGAATTGTTCTTTCGTAATACCAGGATTAGGGTTAGCGTTAGATTCACCAGGTACGACACCGACTGGTTTAGATTCGGCGAATAAGTAAGGATCCGATTGTTTTAAAGCTTCGATTTGTTCGGTAAGGCCTGTGATAGTGCCATCTTCTTTTAATTCGATAGCTTGTTTGTTTAAGAGGGAAGTTAAGATTTTCGGATTCTTGACGCCGCATTGAAGAATTGCGGTATTGATACCGTTATCGACTTGCATATCTTTAATTTGTTGTGCATATTGAGTATCACGTTCAGCGGCTTTTTCTTGTAATTCTTTAATCTGTGCTTTAAGTGTTTCATTAGCTGTTTCAGATTCGGTTAATTTATTGATTTCGCTACGTGTGGTTTCGATCTCGGATTTTAATTGCTTATATTTTTCGTTTTTCTCGTTAAACTGAGACTTTGTTACATAGTTTTTGCCATAATCCTCGATGATCGCTGTTGCTTGTTCTTCTGTAAGATTAAGTGCAAGTAATTCTTCTTTTGTCATTGTTAGTATTCTCCTATAATGAAACTCGTTTTATTTTCGTGAGTAGCATCTCACAAGTTATTTAAAGGATGTAATACGTTATTCTTTTTCGTCTGTAACGTATTTAAAAAGACAAGGGTTAGATAAATGAATGATATGTGTCTAGCGGCGCTACTTTAGGTAGGTAGCTTGCCATTCCTCGTAAGATATATCGGGAACATATTCCGTCTTAGTATCTGGTCGTGATGCCCGCTGCGCCAGCGGTACATACGGTATCATCGTAGAACGACAATAAGGATGGAACGGTGGAGCCGTAATACCAGGCTTAAAGTCGGTACGATCGACGATGTGTTTATCGAGGTGACGACATACTGACGATGTATGCTTATCGAGGGTTGCTAGTATCTGGTATTGTTTAACGTTTAATTCTTTAAACGTATTATTAAGTGCTAATTCTTGTACGTAAGCTACTTCTGTTTCGACGAGGCGTCGTGCATTCGATAGTTGTACGTTACAAGCTTGAGATACACGTTCTGTAATGCGTTCTGTCGGTTCTTGAGCAATAAAGGAACGTGTTATCTCTTGTTGTAATTTAACGATTAGCTTATCTCGTTGATCCCAGATACGTTGTGAAAAATCTTGGTTATTCCACGGTGTATTAATAGCTTCTTGAATTGCTTTCTTCGGGATTTGTCTGAATGTTTGATACTTGCCTTGTAATGATTGTGTAAGATATGCGGCTTCGTAGTAAGTCGAGTTATAAACTTTATTTAGTGCATCGTTAATATTGGTATGCTGTTCTTGTGCTAAGATTTCGACAAACTGTGAAGTATGAATCCATAATTCTTCTAGGCGTGATAGACGTGCTCGTAAGGAAGCATTTTCGAGAAGCTTAATTTGTTTCGGGGATAGGTTCTTTTGTTGTGCTAGCTTAATGTATTGTTTAAGCGTTATCTTAAAATCTTTTAATTCTCGTGCCGATAACTGTCTCTTAGCATCGGCAAGGGAGAGGTTATTAGAGTTAGCGTATCGTTGTATGAAACCGGCTATCTGGTTTTCGTATTTATTTAAAGAATACGCATAGATCGAAGTAAGGTCTTCGTAAGAGGATTGTGCTACGTGTAAGCCATCTTCTTTTAAATTAAGAAAGCGTTGTTCCCAGTACGTCATTGTCTAGTACCTCGTTACGCTCTTTCTTAATACGTTCAAGCTCTTCTTTTGTATCGAGTGTCCACGGATGGTTAGCGACGATAGTTTCTTCAGAGATAATACCGGTAGAGTTACGGCATGCATCGATTAATTCAGATTGGTTTAATGGTAAATCTCGATTAAATATAAATACTGTATCGTTAGATATAGGTTTGTTAGATAATGAAAGGTATGCATTAATGAATGTTAATAGGCGCTCGAGCGATGCCTGGAATTCGGTTTCCATTTCATTCGCATCGAGATCGATATCGGAATACATTGAGTTAATGTTCATCTGATTAGGATTATTAGCCATCCGATCATCTTTAGCATCGAAGCCTCGACCATTCGTGATAATAGCTCGTTCAAGGAGCTTAATAATCGTTTCGTAGTTAGAAGCATTAACTTCGATATTAAGAGTTTCGACTCCAGATTCGAATTCTGGAGACGACGTAATCTTAATTGCTCCATAACGTGCTAATTGTTCCCGGAAGTTAGCTAAGTTTTCACCGTCATATCCTTTGATAACGAGGATCGTATTATGAACGTCTTGAGACATTACGTTAGCAAAATTAGAGAGCATTTGATTTAATGCATCTTGGAGAGGCTTTATCTTAGAGAGTAACGGTACTTCTTCTGAATTAGATCGGAACCAGATTAAGGGAACCGATTGCCAGTTATAAGAAAGACCACTGCTTTGAATATAGGGTTTAGATGCTTTAGTCGTATCTGGTTGAAGCGTTCCATTGATATAGTCGTAATACGTAACACCTTCTGGCTTATAGTATTCGACTTTATAGAAGGAAGTCTTAGTCTTAGGCGTCATATATACTTCAAACTCGTAGAAATAAATAAAAGCATCGAGTGAATCGTGTTCTTCGTCGTGCCATAGCGGGATAACGAATTCGGGCTTCATACGTTTTAATTTAAAGTTACCTTGATTATCGATATATGGATGTAGGTAAGCTATCGTACCGATATAAGCATCTTTACCGAGGTTTTTTAAAGTACGTTGGAAGTTTTTATTAAAAAAGTCGGTTAAGTCTGTAGTCGATTTAACGTCGATAGGCTTTGATAATAGATAATTAGTCTTTTGATCGACTAAATCATCGAATAAGTTATTAATAATCTTGTTATTAGGAATCGTACCTTTAGCATCGGTCGGATTGCCGTTAGAGTCCATGACTACATGTTCTGGTAGTTTATGTTTACCTTGATAGTAGTTACGTGCCTGGAGTATCTCTTGGCGTTTCTTAGAATAGAGAAACGCTTCGAGTTCTGCTTGCACGAATTGGGACTCGGACATGCCGGCATGCTTACGTATGATATCGTTCCATTCTTCGTTTAGCATTTAAGTCCTTTCTTATACGAATTCAAATGTCGGTGTTTGTGTATTAATCTTTTCAGCGACGCCTGTGAGTGCATCGGGAGCATCATCGTGTAGGTTTTTACCTTCTCGTTGATATGAAGTAATCGCTTTATAAAATTCTGGATATTTATTGTGCCAGTTATATGGGAAGTAAATATGTTCCATAACCCATGTTGCATTAGATAAGATACGGGATTGTTTATTCTTGGATTGATGGAAAGCTTTTATTGTAGTGTAGTTAGTGTTATAGGTATTAGTTAGATAATGAATGATTTGTCGGCTAAAGCCTCGGCCGCCATTGTTAGATTCGATGTGAGCAATATTCGCTTTAAATTCGTATAGATGTTTCGCTACGAGCGGTTCTGTTATCTCCATCGGATCGTTAGTATATATGACGTCGAGTATGTAGGCTTCTTTCTGATATATGCCGTATATAATAGAACACAAATAATCGCTACCCGTATCTGCTGTATCGGTATAGGCTTCGATACGTTCGAATTGAGGAGGCTTATCGTAAGTCTTTAATGATGAGTAGAGCTGACCTTTTAAGTCGATAGGTTCTTGTTGGTAGTTAGCATAGAATATATCGGGCGATATTAGCTTCTTCTTCTCTTCATAAGATTCACGGGATAACACTTCGTCGCATAACATAGTGCCGTCGTCTTGTAGTGCTTTAAGGGATACGACTTCAGCATCGTCTTTAAAGTGATTAATAATACGACCAGCTAAATCGTCTGAGGCCCAACGTGTCATAATAATAATGATTTTGCCGCCCTCTTCTAGACGAGATAACATCGTATTAGTGAACCATTCAAAATGAGCTTGTTTCGTAAGTTGGTTATTAGCTTCGAGTGCATTCTTTATAACGTCGTCTATGATCATAAGGGAACACCCGAAACCGGTAGCCGTACCAGAAGGAGATGTAGCAAGGTAAGATGAATACTGACCCTCGAGAGACCACATATTCATAGCCGCATCGCCTTGTTTAATCTTTACGTCGGGGAACACATCGGAATAGACTGGTGTAAATGGATCAGCTTTATTAGTTTGAATAGCATTTCTGACGGATTTAGCGAATTGTGTCGATAGTGTTTCGTTATAGGAACCCGTCATTATTTTTTGTGTAGGATCTTTACCGAGGTACCACTCTACAAACTTAGTAGCTGTTCTAGATTTACCAGAACGAGGTGGCATAGATACGACTAATACTTTCTTATTGGAGTGTGTTACGAAATTCTGAAGTACAGAGGTTAAATAAATAAGATATTGGCGCGATCGCTTATAGAAGTCTGGAGCCATCAATTCACAATAATCGAAGAAGTCACGCCTGGCTAATTCTAAACGTGCTTCGTATTGAAGACGTTGTTTTAGCTCTGGTGTCATTCTCATTTGGCCTGTAGTTTGGATTCGTCTCACCTCCTTTTTATGTTCGTATATGTTCGCATGTAATCGAAAATACATAGGGAAAGTTAATCGGGTTTATTATCAATTAGCTTTCGTAGTTCTTCTGTAGTCAAAGACTGAACCGGATTATTAATTGTCGTGTCCATCTTGATACGTTGTTCATAAGCTGCATCCATCTTATTTAAGATATCGAGTGCTTTTAATCGATCTGTAGCTTTTATTTCTTGATCGTAGATAAACTGTGTTAATAAGTTTCTTCTATCTTCGATACTTGCTACTCGTTGTTCATGTCTTTTATTGATACGACGCTCTAATTCGGCTATGTAAGCTTGAATGGCCGGTTTTTCCAGGTTTTCGCTGGCCATGTTGAGGGCTGCCTTACGTGTCTTGCACTTGTAACCCGCTTCTACTGCGGCTTTGTAAGCATCGTGATTGCTGGCTACGTACTCTTCACAGAAGATAGTTTGTTTATGCGTTAAAGTGTATCCATCGACAATAATCTTGCCTCTGGAGTTTTCTTTAATGGCGACGGATCTCACCTCTTTCGTTGTATTTAATGTATATATATTGTCGTGATAACTACGAATGTATGTTTGGTTAGTAAGCTAAAAAAAAGAACCCTCTTTTTTAGAGAGGGCGCTTTTCTAGAAAGGAGGAATCATGAAAAAAATCTTGTTGCAAAAATAATAGTAGGAAGCTTAGATATGGTTTTTACATTGTAAGGTAGGAATTAATATATAGTAGATGAAAAGAAATGGATGAAAAACAGAGGAGTGAATTAAGTTATTATCCTTACATATATATTATTACGCACGCTATGGCAAGTTATGGCAAGTAAGGGCAAGTAAATTAGAAATTTATTATTTAAATGTATTATGTAGTGTATTAGATATAGTGTTAAATAATGAAGCTAATAAAATAAAAAGGCGGCCACACTTTAATATGCGACCGCTTCTTTCTAAAGAAAACTAATTAGGAACAGTGGAACAAATATTCCAGATAATACAAACGCTACAATAATAATTAATTCGTTATCCATTATTTGCTCTCCTGTAACACTTCACATACTAATTTAAGAGCTTCAATAAGGTTAAATTTAATCGCTGTAAACGAGCATCCCTTATTGAATCGCGATGTCTCAAATGTGGTAGCTAGTACCGTTAAGGGTACGTTGTTAAGGTAGTAGTTCGTGAGCAGTAATCGATACCGTGCATCTGGTACACGTTTAATCGTATTTGCTATTTCTTGTTGCGTATCAATGTATTGTTTTTGGAGCCTTAACTCGTCAGCCTTGTACTCTCTAAGAGTTTCTTTTAACTGCTTATCATCGAGTTTCGAAATGTCTTGATCGTATAATCGTGTAAGAGAATTTGATCGTTTAATCTCGAGTGCTAGGTCTCTATATCGTTCCATATATTGTCTAGCTAGGGCCGTGTTGTAGTATGGCTTAGATTCACCGAATAATGGTTCCACGACATACTCTACGGAATTATCAAGTAAGTCCTTTATTTGTTGTTTTTGCGTCGGAGTGTATTTCATGATTAGGTACCTTTATTTAAAGAAAAACGAATAAAACGAGTATGTGGCCAGTATAATCGTTATAATTGACCATGTGCTAATGAACGTTACAAGAGCATCGGATACGATCGTTACTTCTTTGTCGCTGCGCAATACACCCTCCTCCTCGCCAGGAAGAGGTCTTCTTACTTTTAATGTGTCCATGTTTTATCTCCTAAGTATTGTCTTAAATTATTTAAAGCCGATACTTTTTGACGACTAACAGTCGTAGATTTGATATTTAAAATTTCAGCTATTTCGCTTATTTCAAGTTGCTGGTAATAATACATTTCTATAATTTGTCTTTGTCTATTTGGCAAGAAAGATAAATCTAATTCATATTCTTTAAACTCTTCAGTATCCAACACTTTATCAAAAGCTTCTTCTGCTGCATGATCTTTGATTGAATTAATTAACTCTTCGCCTTCATTGTTTATTGAGTTTAATTCTGCTTGCTTGATACCGTTAAGAATATCGATAATTTTTTGTTCTTTAATACCAGTAATTTTTGCTATTTCAGTCGTTGTTTCCGGCTGCTGTAATCGATGGAGTAACTCTTTAGCTTTGTTAATTTGCTTAATAAGCTTAGGTGCTCGATCTGGGAGTTTAATAGTTTTATTTTTTTGCAAATAACGAATTAAGTGACCGTTAATAGCTGGTCGACAAAAAGTAGTAAATGATGCATCTGATTTTGGATCATAATTATTAAACGCTATTAATACAGCAATCATTCCTTCTTGTACTAGATCATAAATACAATCGGAATCTCTATAGTTTTTAGCAATACTTACGACAGATGGAGTTTGATTTAAAACAATTTTGTCTTTAATTTGTTTCTTGATTCTATTAGATGGAGTACTATAGTATTCGTTAAATAATTTAGTCTCCTCTTCTTTTGTTAAGAATTGCTTAGGGTATAAGTTTGTGAAGTTATTCATTGTTATTGTTATGTTATAGATTAAAGAGTTAAATAATGAGATGTGTTAAGGCGCCGATCGCGATCTGGGTAAACTAAAAGCACTGCGTAGGATTGGAAACAGTGCTTTAGCTTGATTCAATATTAAGTTTTATCGCTGTTGCCTTACATAACATATATTACAAACGGAGTTATTGTTCCGGGTTAATTTATTAATGAAGATTTAGTGAAGTTTTATTAATCTACACAGTAGAAGTTAGTCGTTACTCTGAAACCTTTCTTATCGGCCAAAACGTTAACTTCTTTATTGTTTTCATCGACATAAAAGAATTGATATTGTGTCTCTTTACGTCCGTTAGGACCTTCTGGATGAAGGACCTTAACGTCGAGATTTTTATGCTCGATCTCACAAATAGTTAATAATTTATCGATCGCTTGTATCGGTGTAAAACCATGATATTTACAAACTCTAAAAACTTCTTTAAAGTGGTCTGCTGTTAGCGTAAAAATCTTACTCATGATAATACCTCTTAATGTATATATTTTGTTTGAGCTTTATTTTGAGTTTTAAGTGGAATACATTCAGAAACTGTCGTTAAACCATTATCCCAGTCGTTATGCATTACCACGTGAATTAATGTATCTTCTCTTTTAGCTACGATGCTATAGGAGGATGAGAATTCTCTATCAAAAGGATCACCGGCTACTGCACAAAAGACAATTTTATATTCTGGATGATACAGTTTAAAATATGCTTCAATTTGTTTATCTCTACTATATGCTTCATCATCGATATAATGTCTTAAATTATCGAAGTCTAAAATCTTAATAAGGTCGTTTCTAAAAATTTCAAGTTTAGTAGTATTCATTATTATCTTATTCCTTAATTGTTACATTTAAAA